GTAATTCAGCCGCAAAGGCTGCAATGGATCAAATTGTAGATTTTGCCTCAACTACACCTTTTCAAGTTGACGAATTAACGGACTCATTTGTAAAATTAGCCAATCGCGGATTTGTTCCAACAATGGAGCAAATGCGTCAAATGGGTGACCTTGCAAGCTCAGTTGGTAAATCATTCGACCAATTAACAGAGGCAATACTTGACGCGCAAACTGGCGAATTTGAGCGTTTAAAAGAGTTTGGAGTTAAAGCATCGGCCCAGGGCGACGTTGTACAATTTACATTTAAAGGAATAACAACCGAGGTTGCCAAATCTGACAAGGCGATACAAGAATATTTATTAAGCCTTGGAAACTTAGAGGGAGTTGCTGGATCAATGGAAGCAATTTCCAAGACTACTGGCGGCGCCATTTCAAACTTAGAGGATAATATTACCCAGCTATTTAAAAACATTGGCGACTCGTCTAGTGGCTTTATTAACTGGTTTGTAAAGGACCTTAATAACGTGATTTCGTCCCTTAGAAATATGGGAGAAATTGTCGAGTTAATGAATCCATTTAAAACAATTGCAGAGTCAAGCGACGACGCAAGAGAATATATTTTAAGGGTTAACGATTCGACAAATGATTTAACCAGGACAGTTAAAGACGTTGCAACCGAATTTGATTCTTTAAGCGTTTCTACTTTAGAGGCTGGAACGTCTCAAACCAAATTCTTAAACGAAATGATCCGTTTGGGTCATAGCGTTGAGGATTCAAAGGCATTGTTTCAAACTTATGTAAAGCTTAGAAAAGAGCAAGCAACCTCTGAGCAATTACTAGCAAGCGCAACGGCAACAACAACACAACAAACAAAAATAAATACCGCTGAAGTTGAAAAGCAAGCGGCCGCAAGACAAAAGGCGCACGAGCAAAGAATAAAGCAACTACGCAAAGAATCCGAAGAGTTTTTAAAGAATCAAAACGCAACACTTGAAAAGGTAGGCCAAAGGGATGCGTTTGGCGGTCAACCAACCGACCAAACGAAACAAATGAGTCCTGAGCGTTTAACAATGATTCAAAACGCATCGGCAAGCATTTTGGCAATGAATAAACAAATTGCTTTAACAATGCCAGGCATTACGATTCCTGAGGATGCGGTTGCAAGGTTACAAGCATACAATACCGCACAAGCGCAATTGGCTTACGAAACCTCTTTAGTTGCTCAAAACATGAACGCAGCTTTAATGGTTGGTGATTTATTTGGCCAAGCACTTGGTCAACTTGCCGAGACTGGTAAAATATCTTTCCAAGGCATTTTTGATGCACTAAAACAAATGGTTTTAAGATTTGCGGCGGCTATTGCTGCGGCTATAACATTAAACATTTTAACAGGCGGCGCGGTCATGTCGGCTGGTAAAGCGGCTGGAGCCAAAAGCGGTTTTGGTGCTTTGTTAAAAGGTGGTAAATCGATGGGCATTGGCGGACTTACGCCGTTTGCCGCTGGGGGTATTGTAAGCGGTCCAACGGCTGCGCTTGTTGGCGAGTATTCAGGTGCAAAAACAAATCCCGAGGTTATTGCACCTTTAAGCAAATTGCAAAACATGATGGGCGGAAATGTTACCTTTACAATTAGCGGCGACTCTTTGGTTGGCACGTTGAACAGAGCAAATAAAACAAGAGCAAGAAAATTCTAAACAATGGCATACGGCTTAAAATACACAATTCCATTTAAGGACGTCGACAACTATTCAAACCTAGTTGAAATTTACCAGGACGGTTTTGTTGGCAGCTCAACGGAATTAATTGCAACCGAGCAACCAGCAACGCACAAATACGAGCGCGAAGACAACGAGGATATTACAACGCCGATAATGTCCACCACGTTTACGATTTCTTTTTACTCAACTGACACGACCGATTTTAGGAATTTCTTTAGCTATTCAGATCGCGAGTTTTTGGTTGTACATAAATTCGAGGGAAACATTGTATTTAAAGGCTACTTACTCAACGACATTACTGGGGAGCCATTCCAAGACCCGCCTTACCCAGTTGTCGTAACTGCGACCGATGGATTGGCGCAACTTAAAGAGGTGGATTTGGTTGGACCTAGCGTAGACACAGAGCTTGGAAGCCTTATTTTTGAGACGCTAAACCGCTTGGATTTAGAGCTAGATATTGAGGTTTGCAATGATCTATATGAGGGTCTAGTAATGGACAATACAAAGTCCATATTTGACCAAGCCGAGGGCGAGCAATTACTAGTCCAAGACTTTACTTTTGACGAATTAGCAATAAACGCTTACGATTTCTTGCTGGAAATTTGTCGCAGTTTTGGATGGATTTTGCTACAAAAAAATGGGCGTTGGTTAATTCAGCGACCAATTGCAAGAAACATTGAGGGGACTATGATTTATGTACATAGCTATGTCGATGGGTCAGTAATTGAAAGTTACGCAAACACGCCAATTGAATCCGCTGAAGACTGGGTCTTGGAAACAATTGCAAGCGATAATTATCAAGACATAGTTTACGGAAACGGTAAGTTTGTTGCGATTACTATGAGTTCTTTTAACTTACGATATTCTACCGATGGAATTAATTGGACTGGAACAACAATTGGCTCTTTTGGATTAAAAGGCATTACATATGCAAACGGAAAATTTGTTGCCGTTGGCGCTGAATTTTCAGGACTTGATTTAATTACAAATGTTGAAGTTTCAACGGATGGAATTAATTGGACGCGTTACACTCCATTTACTAACGGTATTGGTCCAAAAGCAATTACCTATGGGAATGGATTATTTGTTGCGGTTGGCGATAGCGGGCCAAATCGTGTTATGACCTCACCCGATGGAATTAACTGGACTTTAAGAAGCGTTTTAGGAAATAATGACAATTGGCAATCGGTAGCTTATGGAGGGGGTTTTTTTGTTGCAATTGCAGATAGCGGTGATAATGTTACAATGTATTCAGCAAATGGAATTACATGGTCTGGACTTGCTCAAAATATTGGATCAAAGAAAATAATTTATGCTGATAATAAATTTACGACTGGTTTTAGATATTCTTCAGGTCCTTCTAGTGTAACATCTTGGGAAATTCCTACTGGCTTGGATTTTATGCCTTATGGTATAACCTACGGAAATGGAATTTTTGTTGCGGTTGGGCAAGATGGAACAGATAGAATTGCAATAAGTAGCGACGCAATTACTTGGGAATTAGTTACGGCCCCAGCATTAAGCGCTTGGTCTTGCGTTGCTTACGGAGACGAAAAATTTGTTGCTCTTGCAAGTTCGGGAACTAATCGCTTAATGATTAGTTATTCCAATGAAGATTTTGGAAGCGAAATAATTGGCGACCAAGACACGGCCAATACAACTTGGATTCCAGTTGGCGGCGACCAGCTTTTGCAATACCAAAGGCCAATTAAAAAGCTAACGGTTAAACAAGGCGGACTTGGTCAATCAATAATTACAAACGGCGAAAGCTTTAACGAATCCAGTTGGTTTTTAGAGGGACCTTATAAGCCTTACGATTGGACCATAACGCCTGACCCTGATTCGCCAGTAATTCAAATTTTCCCCAATAACATTCCAGCGCAAAGCGGTTACGACGACGAGCAAGGAGTTTCGTGGGATATTCGATTTATGGCAAACGGCGAAGAAACAGACGAGCCGATAACGTCAAAGCCAATTTTCTTGGACTTTGCTGGATTAAGTTTAGATTTAGAGGTTGATATTAATTATTCGACTCTAGCAAGCGGCTTGGCTATTGCTTTAAAGCACGTCGATAGCAGCGGAACAACCAGGTATTTGGGCACAAGTATTGTTGGCTCTTTAAATCTTTTGGCGTGGGACGAGGCTTATAATACTTTCGTTTTTTATTCAACTAAAGACGACGACACAAGAAAGTTTAAACTGTCTTCTTTTGTTTTGCCAACGGCTGGATTTTTATCCGTTGAACTAAAGTTTTTTGGCGAGACTGGCAGCGCGGTTGTAACTGCGGCCAAAATAATTCCAACGTTTGAAGGTAAGCGAAACCCTAGCGAAGTAACAAAGATTTACGAGACGGCGCGAGCTTATACTAGCTTGCGAGACGATACTTTAAGATTCAGCGATCTAGCAATTACGGCCTCTAAAAACTGGCTAAAAATAGGCGATTTGCCAGCCATTGTATTTGTCGAAAAATCTTTGGCTGGAACTGCTGGCATTATCCAAGTGCCAAGTGGTGCGGTTACGCAAGTAAACAGACTTACCGATACTTTAGGGTCTAATACTTTGGACTTTACTGGCGGCGTTGTTAATGGTCAGTATCAACGACAATATGTGGCGGCAAGCGGATTTACTATTTCAAGTACTTTTGTTTTGGTAAATAGTTTGTCGGGCAATATTCCAACAGGAATGGCGGTTTTGCCAATTGTTACAACTATTTCCAGCCAACAAAGAAATTTAACGGTAACCTTTGACGATTACGATTATACAGGAGAGGCAAACGTTCAAATTCAAGTCTTTTTAAAAGACTCTAATTCCAACGATTACCAGGTATCAACATTCCTTTTGCAAGTCAACGCAAACGGCTCAATAACCTATTCGCAAACAAACATATCGTTTGAAAACCAAGCTTTACTAGGCGGCTATTCACCACGTTTGCGCGATTGTTACGCTCGTAATGTGTTGACTATATACAACGCTTTAAGCTATCGCCTGGAGGGGTCATTTAGACGCAAGGGCGACACGTTTGGAAATGGTTATATAGGTACTCAATTAGTATATACTGGATTCTCAACCGTACGTTTGCAAGTAATTGGCTGGGAGTATGACTTGGCAAGTCGCGTGGCAAGAATTACCTTTGGACAAGTACCGACTGCGTACGTTTACCCAATAAATTGATATGGCAAATAGACGGTTTATAGATTTCCCAATTGCGGCAAGTGTTGGCAACAACGATATTGTTTTAATTTGGCAAGATGGTTTAAACAAACAGACAACCAAGGCAACGCTTTTGCAAGGCTCACCTCAAAGCCTGGCTGGATTAACAGATGTTGACATTTCAGCGCTTACCAATGGTCAGATTTTGCAATACAATTCTACGACTAGCAAATGGGAGAACGTAGATAGGACCGACATTAATTTGTCAGAGTTGGGCGACGTAACAATTGTGGCGCCAGCAAACGGCCAGGTATTGGTTTACAATTCGTCAACTGGCAAATGGGAAAATTCAAGCGGCGGTTATGTGCCTTATACTGGAGCCGTTAGCACGGTTAACCTTGGCGCTCAATCTATTCTTGCTGGCTCTTTTGTAAAGGCTGGCGGAACATCTGCACAATTCTTGAAGGCTGACGGCTCAGTTGATTCAACGGCTTACGGAACTGGTAGCGTCACCTCGGTTGCGTTAACTATGCCAACGGCGTTTAGCGTTGGTGGAAGTCCAATAACAACGGCTGGAACTTTGGCCGTTACTGGCGCAGGAACTGTTGGGCAATACATTAGAGGCGATGGCTCTTTGGCTGACTTTCCAGCAACTACGGGCGGAGGGTCTTCGGTTAGTTATTATTTAAATGGTTCTGTTTCGCAAGGCACAATTGGTGGCGTAGCTTATAGAGAACTTAACAAAACGCCAATATTTGGCGCTGGAACTGACATAACCATAAGCGCTGACGGATATATTGCCTCATTTATTACAGATGCTGGCGACCCTAATAAACTACTTATTCCAGCTGGAAACTGGAACTTAGAAACCTATTTTAGTGCTTCAAGTAGTGGTGGCTCACCCTCATTTTATGTTGAGCTTTACAAGTACAATGGCTCGACATTTACTTTAATTGCATCAAGTAGCTCAGCGCCTGAATTAATCGCTTTTGGAACAAACCTAAACCCATATTTTAGCACGTTAGCAGTTCCCGAGACAGTCCTAGCTTTAACAGATAGGTTGGCGCTTAGATATTATGTGACGCATTCAGGTCGTACAATTACTTTACATACTGAGAATAATCATTTATGCCAAGTTATAACCACGTTTACAAGTGGCTTGACTGCATTAAACGGACTTACTAGCCAAGTGCAATATTTAACGGTTGGGACTAGCGGAACGGACTTTGCAATTTCTAGCGTAACAGATACTCATACGTTTAATTTACCAACGGCAAGCGCGACAAATCGAGGCGCTTTAAGTTCTGCGGATTGGACAACATTTAACAATAAAACTTCCAACCTTGGAACAGTTACCTCTGTCGGCTTATCCTCAGCGACTAGCGGCGTCACTATTGGCTCAACTCCGATAACAACAAGCGGAACAATTACCTTGGCAATTGCAACGGCCAGCGGCTCGCAAAATGGCTTGTTATCTAGTACCGATTGGTCAACCTTTAACGGCAAACAAAACGCGCTTACTAACCCAGTCACGGGAACAGGAACAACTAACTACTTACCTAAGTTTACAGGCACAAGCACGATTGGGAATTCAATAGTTAATGAAAGTTCAGGTGTTATAAATATTGCTGGTAGATTAAATGTTTTATCTACTTATGCAAGTGATTCAGCTACTCAATCAGTTTTAAGAGATAATACTGGAGTTGCATTAAATTTTGGAGGTACTGCAAGCGGATTCAAATGGTTACAAGCTCAAGATTCAGCTGGTGCTTCTACATATTATCCAATATTGATTAACCCATACGGAGGCAACCTACTTGTTGGCACGACAACGGATGCTGGGTTTAAACTTACAGTTGGAACTGGTGGAAAAATAGCTGCTTTTAGGTCTGGAAATGACAGAAGAGGACTATTTTATACAGATGGAGACGGCACTTGGTTAGAAAGTGATAGTACTGGGAATGACCCTTTATTGTTGAAATCCCCAGGTAGTGGTGGAAGTATTTTATTTTATACATCAACAACTGAAAAAGTCAGAATCACCTCAGGCGGAAACGTTGGGATTGGCACAGCTAGTCCAAGTGCATATTTAGATATTGTAGCTCCAGCTGGTGTATCAAATCCAACTGTATTAAGAACATATTCAAATCAACACGGATTAGGTTTTAAGTCTGTTATATCAGGTACATATACTACAATTGAAACCAATAATACCTCCTATCCATTAGTGTTTAATCCATCAGGCGGCAACGTGCTGATTGGAACGACAACGGATTCGGGGTATAGATTTTTTGTTCAAGCTGCAAATGCTAATTGGACATCTATTTATGATAATACTGCAAGCAGTGCTAGTGGTTTGTTAATTCGTTTAGTTGGAGGAAGCCAGGGTTTCTATTATGGTGCTTATGATGGGGGAGCATATAAATTTTATATAAATGGTTCTGGTGTTGTTCATTCAACAAGCACCTCAATAGTTGCAATTTCTGATATTTCATTAAAAACAAATATTAGAGATTTAGACAAAGGATTAAAAGATATTTTACAATTAAAGCCAAGAAAATTTGATTGGAAAAATGGAGACGGAATAGATAATTTAGGCTTTATCGCTCAAGAAATAGAAAAAGTTTTTCCTGAGTTAGTCTCTGAATTTAAATATAACCAATTTGAAACTAAAAAAGCATTAAAAATGGGTGATTTAATACCTTCACTTGTAAAGGCAATTCAAGAATTAAAACAAGAAATAGACACTTTAAAAAACTAGAAAATGAAACCAATCCAACCAATAACAATTTGGAAAAATGGCGAAAGCCAAGAGGCTAATTTATTAAACGCCTACATTGTAAACGACAACTTAGAATCGTCTTGCTCGTTTTACTATTCTCTAAATGCAAGTGGTGAAGGAACAGAGGCAATGCCTTTGGTAATTGGCCAAACACTTGCCGATGGTAACGTGATAATGGATGGAGAAAATTATTTGGCTTGGGACGGCGACAACGATTATGCCTTTACTTATATTGCCGAAAAATTAAACCTTACACTTATATGATTGTAAACCTAGCAATTGCCTTGCAAGACATTGAAGGCAACAAAATTACAAACGAGAACGGCGAGTTTATGTACTTGTCTAAAATGGTCGGAAACGCTTTGTTTTCAGCTGAAGAAAAAGACGACCCGATTAGACTTTACGAGATGGCAAAGAAAATTTACTATTCCGAGGGAGACATTGAGCTAAGCAAATCGGACGCCGATTTAGTAAAGGAAAAGGTCAAGGCCAAAGGCTTTACTGTGCTTGTTTTAGGGCCGCTTTACGAGGCTTTAAAGGAAAAGTAATGCTATTTAGAGAGAACCGTTAGTTTGCGGATGTTTACAACTATAAAACTAGCAGACGTCATACTCTATTTAAAGGGCTAAAATTTAGCCCTTTTTTTATTGCCTTAAAATGCCTTATTTTTGATAAACGATTTAATTAAATGTAATGCACCACGTCCCTCCATTTGAACAAGTTTTAGGCCTCGGAATCATAGGAACGCTTGCCTCGATTATTGACATGAACGAATCCCTACGATTTCTAATTTTGGTCTTTATGTTTCTTGGCATAGTTATCAAGACTTGGGAACAAGTAAAGAAAAGCGAGTTTTTCTTGGAGGACATGAAAGGCATTTGGCGAAAAATATTTAAAAAGTAATGGCAAAGGCAGTACAAGCAACTAAGCCAAATTCATTTGGCAAGCGAAGGAACGGAAAAGCTAAAAAAGCCTATTCTAAAAATGAGCAAAAGCCAAAAACATATCGTGGACAAGGACGCTGAAAAATCAAAATACATCCGCCTAGGAATTTGGGCGGTTTTTTTAATTGTAGTCGGCGCAGTTGCTGCCTACTTTCTACCTGAGCATTCGGTTGGGTCATTCTTTGACCTACTTAAAACTATTGTCACCTCTCTAATCCTATAATGGAAATCAAAAAAATGTCGAGAAACTTACACCAAATAAGCCTCGGCCAAACAGAGTCCAAAATTGCTTTATTGTCGGACATACATTGGGATAATCCCAAATGCGACCGAGAAAAATTAAAGCGCCATTTAGATTACTGCAAAGAGCAAGAAATGCCAATATTTATAAACGGTGATTTCTTTTGCATGATGCAAGGTAAATACGATCCCAGGCGAAGCAAAAAGGACGTACTGCCTGAGCATAATAAAGCTAATTACATAGACGCAGTAATTGAGGATGCGGTAGAATGGTGGACACCTTACGCGCATTTAATTACAGTTATCGGCTACGGAAACCACGAGACCGCAATTATAAAAAACTTGGAAACTGATCCATTGCAGCGCTTTGTTGATTTGCTAAATTATACCAACAAGACGAGCGTATATACTGGAGGTTATGGAGGTTGGCTAGTCATTAAAAAGCAATTAGAAACCAACACTTTTATGACAAAAAATTTGAAGTATATGCATGGGGCAGGTGGTGGCGCAGTTGTTACCAAGGGCGCTATAAACCTAACTAGAGCGCTGGAATTATACGAAAATATGGACGTATTTGTGATGGGCCACATACACGAGAACGCAAGCCGTAACGATGCTCGCGATACAATACAGTACAACCCAGGTAAACACTTTCACGAGTTAGTCCAAAAGCAAATACATTTGGCAATTGTTGGATGCTATAAGGAAGAGTATGAGGACGGATTTGGAGGTTGGCACGTTGAACGTGGCGCCCCAGTAAAGCCGACAGGAGGCCGAATTTTGACCTTAGAAGGTCGTCGAATTAGAGGCAAAAATATTGACACTTGGGAATTATTAGTAGATAGTTGTAAATTTCCTTTATGAAACTTTCAACAAACTTTAGCCTAAACGAATTTGCCAGCGCTGACGGTACGGCGCCAACTAATGACGTGCTTAAAAACTTGACCGAGTTAGCTAAAAACTTGGAGGTATTGCGCAAGCATTTGGGCCAGCCTATTCGCATAACGTCAGGCTTTAGAAGTAGGGAGCACAACAAGAAAATTGGCGGCGCTTTAAATAGTTTTCACGTCCTGGGCATGGCGGCAGATATTCAAGTTGCAAAAATGAAACCCGAAGACCTTGCAAAGGCAATAGAGCTATTGATTAAGGATGGCAAAATTAAAGAAGGCGGTTTGGGAATTTACCGAACTTGGATTCATTACGACATAAGAGGAACTAAATCACGCTGGAAAATATGAAAGCAATACTTGAATTTTATTTACCTGAAGAAAATTACGATTTCCAAGCGGCAATCAACGGCGAAAATTATAAGAGCGCAGTTTGGAACTTTGACCAGCTTTTGCGCTCAGAGATGAAATACAAAGAGTTATCCAGCGAAACTTACCAAGCTTACGAATGGTGCCGCGAGGAGCTAAGAAAAATATTAGAACAAGACAACCTTTTTATTGAACAATAATGCCATTACCGAAGCCAAAACCAGCCGAAAGCCAAAGCGATTTTGTCGCGCGTTGTGTAACTGACCCAGTAATGGAGCGAGACTTTCCGCGTATGGATCAGCGCCTAGTTGTTTGTTATCTACAATTTAAAGCCAAAAAATGAAACAGTTACTTGACGACGAGCGCATACGAATTGCAATTATTTCGTTTTTAATTGGCGTTTTGCTGGCTTTTGTAATTTTTCCAAGACCTGAAAGCGAAACCGTTTACAAGTTTGAAACCGTGACAAAAACGGACACTTTAATGCTAGAGGTTAAAGACACAGTTTATGTGCCTAAAATTGGCATAAAATCACAAATTATTAGGGATACAATTCTAATCGATTATAAGCCTAAAATAAGCCAGTTTAACGCGTCTTTTCCTTTTGAGTATGGAAGTACCAACGTGAGCGGTGAAGTCTTGGGAGAGGTGCTAAAAATGACTGCAACAAGCGATTTTAAAATACCAGTCGTAACGAATACAATAACCAACACCGAAACCAAGACAATTGTCCAAAAACCGAAAGGGATTTACCTAGGCGCTGGCGTTAATTCATTGATTCAGCCTAGCGCGTCGGTTAGCTATTTGGATAACAAGTATATTTTTCAATATCAGTTCCAGCCTTTGGAGAAATTACATACAGTAAGTGTAAGTAAAAAGTTATTCTAAAGGTTTATAAAAGTTCCCAATTTGTAAACTTAGAGGTTTCTATTCGGTAAAATTCCGAATTGCTTGTTACCTTTTTACATAAATCCGTAACAAAAATCGACAATATTTGGGACCAATCGTCTCCATTTTGTCGACACTTGCATGAATTTTTACTAATTGTGGCAGATTCGCCCTATTTAGGTTTTACAATATCCTGAAGCTGGCCCCAAATAGATTCTGCTAGGTCTCCCCAATACATATCGCATTTTCCTTCCTTAATTGGCGGCTTCATAAAATAGGATTGCATATAATCGCTAGGCTTTGCAGTAAAGCGGTAACAACTTTCTTTGTAGGGACAATTTGTCCCTGGGCACATGGTGATATCAGGACTCATTATTGTATGTATTTAGGCGTTTAATTGCACTTTTGTCCGACTTATACGGCTTCCGTATAAAAATAGCCGTTAATGCGTAGTATATCTTACATTATTTACCTTTTTGTAAACTCTAGTTTACTTTAAAGGCAAATCTTTATCAATAATGCCGTGAGCAATCCAATACCAACCAGCGTTGGGGTCATTCTTAAAAGTCTTTTTCTCGTCATAATATTGCTTAAATGATTTGTAAGCGTCGCCAAAAGTGTATTGGCTACTTTTGTATTTAGATCGTCCTTTTTTTACTAGCAATCCATCGGCAAACAAAACGTAAAATTCGTTTTCCTCGACCGCCTGGTTAAACTCCAAGTATTGCATCCACCAATCTACTGGCTTTCGGTTTTCGTCTAGCACCTTAGATGCTATGCCGTAGCCAAACGGATTTATAATTTGGTCCTCATTCATGACGCAAGATAAAAGCATAAAAATTAAGACTAAAACAAAAGAATGCGTTTTGATTAAAATATTTTTAGAAATTGTTTGGAATCATAGAAATAAATAATAATTTCGGGTATTCATTCACCTAAACCCTAACAATTTTATGAATTACGATTCAGAAACACATTACGACAAAGAAGTAAATTTTATTTACGAAGGCCACGAATACGTTTGGCAAGGCGACTACATTGTAACCAACTGCGGCGAAGACGAAAGCGAATGGGCGCCAGGATATGGCGAAACAGAAATTCAAATATTGCACACGAATAGCTTGTCTTATTACAACGAGGTTACCGACCAAGTAATTGACGTGATCCCAACGCAAAGCATTTTGCTAGAATTAGAAATAGAAATTGAACGCAACCTTTAAACAACAAACACCTATGAAAGAATTGATTTTAATCCAAGCGGAGTTAAAGGCTCCAAAAAACCAGTACAACGCCTTTGGCAAATACAAGTATCGGTCCGTCGAGGATATACTTGAGGCGGTCAAGCCGTTGCTTTTAAAATACGAATGCACGTTAATAATTGAAGACGAGGTTAAAGAGGTTGGCGGCATTGTTTTTATTGAGGCAACCGCCAGCATTCAAAAAGAAGGCGAGGGCAGAATGGAAGGCAGAGCGGTAACGGCCCAGGCTGGCATCGACATTAACCGCAAAGGAATGGACGTGGCGCAAAGTTTTGGCAGCTCCTCATCGTATGCTCGAAAGTACGCATTATCAGGGCTCCTATTAATCGACGATAACAAAGACCCTGATTCGACAAACGACCACGGCAAAGCGCCAGCGGTTGTAAAGCCAAAGCCAACCGACGAGCAATTTGCATTCATAGTTAAATACCTTAACGGTACGGACGCCCAGCAAAAGCAAGCAAAAGAGGCGATAACTAAATACGAATTTACACAGGATCAAAAGGACACTTTAGACGGATTAATATAATGGCAAACTTATATGAAATAACAAGGGACGCGCTCGAATTAGCGTCCCTATTGGAAACCGAAGAGTTAACGCCTGAGTTGGAGCAAATGCTGGTAATTAACCAAGAGCAACTCCAGGCAAAAGCTGGCAACTATGCCAAGGTAATCGCAAACATTCAAAGCGATAGCGACGCAATCGACCAAGAGATTAAGAGGCTCAAGGCAATGAAGGAAAGCAAGGACCGAGCCATTACAAGGCTTAAGGACGCAGTAAGGGAGGCAATGCTTGTAAGTGCTATCGATAAGATAGAAAGTCCTTTATTTAAGCTTTCATTGCGCCGTAGCGAGTCGGTCGAGGTTGACATTGTGGAGGCATTACCTAGCCAGTTTGTCAATATTAAAAACGTGGTAACCGCTGACAAGGTAGCAATCAAAGAAGCCATTAAACGTGGCGAAAATATTACTGGCGCAAGAATAATTGAAAATTTTAACCTTCAAATCAAATGAGAAACTATCTGTATTTAGGCAAGTTTATCCAACGCCCTGGGGACCTATCGCCCAGGGGCGTGGCCTCCACTTATAACGAAGAGAAATTACCTTTTAACGAAACATTCGAAAGATTATGGAACTTGATGAAATCATGATTAAAATTAAAGCGCTTTACCTGGAAGGTTTAACGCGCAAGAAAATTGCAAAGCTTGTTGGACTAGATCAGCAAAAAGTAGGGTATTTGCTTTATACTAAAATGAGATTGCACGAGCTTTACCCTCGAAAGTTGATGGACGAAAACATTTTCCAAATTCTAACGGATCACCAAATAAGCAGAATCTTAACTTTGGCAACTTATGGATATGATTGCCGAGAAATAGCAGAGGATCAAAACTTGGAATTTCGCAAGGTTAAAAAGTTGCTAGACGTTGCCGAGGCTAAAAACATGATTGAGAAAAAAGTATAAATTCTTTTTTATTCCTAAGATTCTTTTAATATTTGTTAAACATTTAAACAAACACCAATGAAAAAAGCAGTTAAAGTAATCGGAAAAATCATTTACACCGTCCTGGCTTTGTCGCCAATCTTTGCGCTGGGTTATATGCTCGGCTTAAAACTTTCTTAAACACCTAAAACCAAATCCCTATGGAAACGATTAAAATTAAAACCACGCATTTTGTAGAAACCGAGTTTAATTTACCTAAGTACTTTAAAATTGCTCACCACTACCAAATGATTTTGGACGACAAAAATTACTTGTTTGTCAAGTCTAGGCTAGAAAATACATTACTTATTTATCCTGAAATTTCAATTCATCCAATTAGCTATTCGGCTGGGCGATGGTACGACGAAACGATTAAACAGGAATTAATTCCAATTAGCGAGCAAGAATTTAAGGACGAGTTTACAAAAGCAAGTGTTGAACTATTAAACTATTTGAATTGATGAAAAGCACAGACTCTCAAAACGCGCTGATTAAGGGATGGCTTTTAAACGGCTATTCAATAACCCAGCTGGAGGCACTTACCCAGTTTGGATGCTTTAGGCTGGCGGCTAGGATTGCTAACCTTAGAGATAAGGGTTTTAATGTAGAAACCGACATGGTTACGCTAGAAAATGGAAAACGAGTTGCTCGTTATTTTGTAAAAAAATGAGAGGACGCAATTTAACAGAATACGAAAAAGAGTTAATCTTTAAGGCCTGGCAAGACCGCAAGCAAATTAAAGTCATTGCGCAAGAAATGGGCCTTTCATACGGTTGCATTTATTTTCAACTAAAGAAGCGCTCGCTAGTTGGTTAAATCGAAAAGATTTATATTTGTGTATTGAATGGAACATTTGAGAGGTCGGAGCCTTAAATGTTTCATAGGTGAAATTCACCCAAGGCCCATCGACTCCGACACGATAGGGCCTTTTTTATTTTATGCAAGGGAAAAAATCATTTGTATTGTACACGGACCAAAGAGAAGTCTTTGAAGAGCTTACCGACGAGCAAGCTGGCAAGTTAATTAAGCATATTTTTGGCTATGTTAACGACGAAAATCCCGAGACAGACGACAAGTTTATACGCCTGGCTTTTCTACCAATTAAGACCCAGCTTAAAAGGGACCTAAAGATTTGGGACGAAAAAAAGTACCTACGATCAGAGGCTGGTAAAAAGGGAGGCCTAGCAAAAGCTAGCAATGCTAGAAATGACCTAGCAAATCCTAGCAATGCTACAAATTCTCTAGCAAACCTAGCTGTTAATGTAAATGGTAATGTTAATGTAAATGATAATGTTAATGTAAATGGTAATGTAAATAAACAAATAAGCGCTGGCGCTCTTTTTTCTTTGGAGGATGTCTTTAATGATTTTAAAAAAGAAAAGCCTTTAAAGCGTCCCTACTTTGAAAGAATGGCAGAGGTACATTCGACGGATTCAGATACCATTGAAAGATTGTTTAAAAAATGGGCGGTTTTAAAAGAGGGCGAAAATATGACAATCGCCAAAGCCGAAAATAGTTTTAATCTTTACATTGGCAATAATTTAAAAACCAATTACAAGCCAGCGGAAAAGTCAAAAAGCAGAAATGTTTTTGCGGATATGTACGACGAATTAATGAGAGAAAAAGAAAAAAATAACCAACCAAACCAATGAAAGAGATAATTTTAAAACATTTACAAAAAATGGAGTTTGTTTGTGGTCTAAAACAATTTAAAGATTACAACCAAGACGAAGCAACGGAATTACTTGGATGCCTTTTGGATTTATTTTTAAAATATGGCTGGATGAACGAGGCAAGAGTTGATTACATTTTGCAAGCTGGAATGAGGGGCCAATACGGCGATTTTTACCACGTTAACGAAAAGACGGTAAGCGTTTGGATTAATCAATATTATGCGCACCACCAAAGCCAAATCGTACAGGAGGTGCAAGCTTTAAATAACAAAGAAAAGGAGCCAACAAACGAAGAGATTGCGTACTGGATTGAGGTTGGAAAGCAAACCTTTCGAGACAATTACCAAGAGGCCAAAGAAACTGGACATTGCAAGCACCTTGCTGACTGGGGAATGTACTGGTTTAATAAGTTTCAAGAGAAAGGAATTTTAAAACCTTGGGATTTTAACGTGCAAGAAATAGAAAGCGACGTGCGTAAGGAATTGCGGTTGACAACCAGGTACGTTGAAGAGTCGACAGTTGGCGCTAAAACCAAGAATAAGATTTGGAAATTGTTTATTTTACAGGCAATTAAGGACGGAAAAAACTTGGATCAGCTAGTATGAGACATGGCTCTTTGTTTAGCGGAATAGGAGGTTTTGATTTAGCCTCTGAATGGATGGGATGGGAAAACGTATTCCATTGCGAATGGAATGAATTTGGACAAAAAGTTTTAAAATATTATTGGCCTGAAGCAATAACTTACAATGATATCACCAAAACAGATTTCTCTATTCACCGAGGAACAATTGACATTCTTACGGGTGGATTCCCATGCCAACCATACTCAACCGCTGGAAAGCGACTTGGAAAACAGGACGAGCGCCATTTATGGCCCGAAATGCTTAGAGCAATTAGAGAAATTCAACCGAGCTACGTCGTGGGCGAAAACGTTCGCGGCCTTGTTAATTGGAATGGAGGATTGGTTTTCGACGAAGTGCAAGCTGACTTGGAAGCTCAAGGCTACGAAGTCACACCGTTTTTACTTCCTGCTGCAAGCGTCGGCGCACCACATATTCGACAAAGAATTTGGTTTATTGCCTACAATGATTCCAACTCCAACTTGTATGGATTCAACCAATGCGACTGCAACAATGAAGTCAACACAAGTAAAGGAAGGATCAATGCATTCAGTAACATTAACAAGAGCTATGGCAATGGGAATGCTACCAACTCCAATGTCATCGGATTGCGGAAACAAAGTGACAGGATTGGAAAATCAAGACTCACTAACAAAAAGAGCAAGGGAAATAACTGGCAAAACTTCCCAACTGTCGCCCCAATTTGTGATGGAGATGATGGGATTTCCGACAGATTGGACGGAATTACCTTTTCTAAATGGAGACAAGAATCAATCAAAGCAGGAGGAAACGCAGTTGTCCCACAGGTAGTTTATCAAATATTTAAAACAATAAATCAATACAATCAATTAAAAAACCAATTAACATTATGAGCAAGATTTACGGCGGAAACGCAAAGATTATTCAAACCAAGTTTGGCGAAATGACAAAGATTAGCCAAAGCCGTAGCGACTTAGAAAAGCTATTGGCATACTTAAACGCAAACGATTCAGAATGGGTAAACTTGGTATTAAAGGAAAAGCAAGAAAAGGTTGAAGGCAAGCCGACGCATTACTTGGAGGTAGACGATTGGAAGCCAGTACAAGTATCAAACAAGTCGACAGAGAAACGCATTGTCGAAAACGATAACTTACCTTTCTAAATGAAAAAAAATGATTTGTACGCAATCTTTGCGGCGCTGGTAGGCATTGCCTTACTGGCGTTGCTAAAGGTTTCTAGCTTGCTGCTTTTTGTAGTGGCCTTGGCTTTGTGGACCTTGGCTTGGTCTTGGATTTATAGCAAATGTAAATGATACAATTTAAGCTAAACGAGAAACCACTAAGCGTTAACGAAGCCTGGCAAGGCAAGCGCTTTAAGACCGAAGCATATAAGCATTACGAGCGCACGATTTCATTTATGTTGCCAAAAGCCGAAATTGACCCTAAAGAAATGTTGAGGATTGAGTTTTTTTTCGGCTTTAGCAACAAGGCCAGCGATCTAGACAATCCAGTTAAGTTGCTTATTGATATTGCGCAAAAGAAATACGGCTTTAACGACAAAAACGTATTTGAATTAAATGTTCGCAAATGCCTGGTTAAAAAAGGGGAGGAGTTTATACATATGGGCATTTATAAATTGGTGCCGTTTTAAATGAAAACAATAAATAGTTTAAGCGGAGGCAAAACCTCGTCCTATTTGGCGGTTCATTATCCAGCAGATTACGAAATTTTTGCATTGGTTCAAATTGAGGATATCAATTGCAAGCCTAAAGATTTGAGCCTTGTAAAATATGCCTCGGAAAAGCTAGGAAAGGATTTTATTGCAACGGCAGAAAGCGACCTTACTTTGTACGCAATGCGAGACTTGGAGCAATTGATTGGTAAAGAAATAATTTGGGTTGCTGGCAAAAGCTTTGACGCATTAAACAAAAAGAAAAAAGCAATCCCAAACCAACAATTTAGATTTTGTACGACAGAAATGAAAATGCGACCAATATTTGATTGGTGGTATAAAAACATTGGCGAAAAGGTTAAAATGGGAGTTGGCTTTAGATATGACGAAAAGGAAAGGGCCGAAAGATTTAGCACAAGTTTTAACGGAATTGTAGGCGAAAAAAACAACCGTAACCAATGGCAAGAAATAGATTGGAGAGAAGGCTATTTTCCATTAATAGAAAACAAAACAACTCATTACCCTATTTATCAATGGGCACAACAAAGCGGCATTAATTTTCCAGCGGATAGCAATTGTGTTGGATGCTTTTGGAAGCCAGTACAACAACTTAGAAAAAATTGGGACACAGAGCCAGCCAAAATGCAATGGTTTTCAGATCAAGAAAAGAATGCAACTTGGAAAAAGGAAATGAGTTACGAGCAAGTTAAAACAATTGGATTGCAACAAGATTTTAACTTTGGAACTGGAAGCGGTTGCCAAGCTGGATTTTGTACGGATTAAACAAAAATCTTGTTTTTAACTTGTAATATTATCGGAATCTTATATTTGCCTAAAGAATAAGCAAATGAGCATTTACGAAGGATTGTTTATAAGAAAAGCGCGCAAAGCCGCTGGTTATACCCAGGAGCAATTGGCCGAAAAAATCGGATTGTCCTTGGCACCAATTAACCAGGTCGAAAACGGATGGGAGTCTATAAGTTTAAACAGATTAAGGCAAATTTGCGAGGCAATTGGTTTGGAGGTTGTAATTAGACGAAAAGATGGCTAAAGGTTACCCGATTTCTAAGCCTGATTATTCGCTGGAAATTCGTTATCGACTAAGGGACGGAAAATGGTCCCCTTGGTCAAACAAAGGAAAGGGAAAGTTTGAGAGCATGGAGATAGTACAAAGGCAAATTAGAACGCTGGCAGCATCTTACCAAGGCCGAGAAAAAGAGGTTCGCTTTGAATGGAACGGAAAGCTTTGCAGTTTTACAGGCGAGCCAACTGGCCAAACAATTATATTAATGTAGTTATTTTGGGTTTGTTGATGTTAAAAGGCTTGGGTTATGCTCAAGCTTTTTTTTCTAACTTTAAAAAAAAAAATTAAATATGAAAATAAACGATTTAGGATTTTGGGAGACAACGGACGCAACTGGTCACATTCACGATCTAAGCATTGCAGCCGCTTTGTCAAATTATTTAGCAGAAAAACAAGCCAAGACAGTTGTCGACTTTGGTTGTGGTATGGGGGACTATGCAAAAGCTTTTAAAGCTGACGGCTATAAGGTGGAGGCATACGACGGAAACCCAAATACCGAAACGCTAAGCAATGGAATTGGCAAGGTGTTAGACCTATCTAAGCCGTTTTATTTGCGAAAAATGTTTGACGTTGTTTTGTCGCTCGAAGTCGGCGAGCATATTCCAGCGGAATTTGAGCAACAATTTATTGACAACATTTGCAAGCACGCCAAAAAGCATTTGGTTATTAGCTGGGCAATTGAGGGCCAAGGTGGAAGCGGACACGTTAATTGCAAGAATAACAACTACATTATTGGCCAAATTGAGGATCGCGGCTTTAAATTTAATTTTAACGATAGCGAAAAAATTAGAAAGGCGGCTACAAATGCGTCTTGGTTTGGCTACACAATTATGGTTTTTGATAGGGTCTAATTTAGGTTAGACTTTTTTTTACCTTTACTGAATAAACAGTTTATTTCACATGGGACAAAATGGAGGCGCAAGGCCAGGAGCTGGCAGACCGCCAAAGGCTGACGAAATTAAGCTAATTGAACAAATGGACGCGGTTGCCGTCCCAGCTAAGATATGGGCGGCCCTATTGGATCGCTGCGAGAATGGAGACACCCAGGCAATTAAGACCTGGCTTAATTATCGCTTTGGTATGCCACGCCAGCAAATCGATGTTACTACTTTAGGCGAAAAGGTAACACCACCAATTGAGTGGCTTAAATCCAAGTAATGGAATCAATCAAGTTACTAGACAAATACCAACCTTTATTTTTAGAGGACCCAAAAACGCGTTATTTCCTTATTACTGGCGGCCGTGGATCAGGGAAATCGTGGACTTTGTCGATGTTTCTTTTAAACCTGACTTATGAAGAGGGCCACGTTATTTTATTTACACGTTGGACCTTAACCTCGGCGTTTATTTCGATTATTCCTGAGTTTATCGATAAGATTGAGTTAATGAATAAGGCCGACGATTTCGAAATAACACAGTCCGAAATCATAAACAAGGCGACAGAATCAAAGATTTTATTTCGTGGAATTAAGACCAGCCAAGGCACGGCAACTGCTAACCTTAAATCAATTGCTGGGGTTACTACTTTTATTCTCGACGAATCTGAAGAGTTAATGGATGAGGATGTTTTCGACCGCATCGACCTATCGATTAGGGTCT